GTACTTGGCGGTCAGCTCGTTGGCTTCGTCTACATGCCCGGCGGCCATAAGCGCGCTATATTCGTTCTGGTACTCTTGCCGCGCCCGCTGGCTAGCGAGATTAAACTTGAATTGCAAGTCAAGCAAGCTATCGTTGCTCTTTTGTGTAGCGTCCTTGAATCCGTCGGTCATGTCCTGGAATATCTCGTTAGCGCGCTCGGCCTGGTCTTCAAGCATATCAACAAACTGGCTATCCTGCATGGCGTTTTCCATCGCCTCTGCCATGATTTGCGCTTCAGATGCAAATTGCTGAACAGCCTGACTGGCATCGTTTATGGCTTGCATGTGATTACCCAGGGAACTAGCCGCCAGCATGGTGGCATCGCTCATCATAATCGTTGCGCTGGCGGCACTACGATAGGCTTCTTCGCTCATCATCAGCCCGTCATTTATAAGTGCCTGGATAATCGCCGCGTCAGAAAGAACTATTCCGTGGCGAAGGTATGCGGCGGATTGTTCAGACAAGGCGCGCCGGGCGGCTACTAGATTTGCAACATATTCCTCATAAGACGCGGCGTGTGTGACAGCTGCTTGGTTCACGGCCTCCGTCGAGGCGGCGATGTCTATTTGTGCGACTTTCATCGCCACAAACGCTCCCGCGAGAGCTGTCACGGCAATTACCGCTAGGCCAACAGGCGAGAGCAAAGAGCCAATCGCGATCGTGATACCGCCGAGGAGTGTCAACACTGGGCCTGCGGCAGCAGCGACGGCGGCCATCGTTATGCCAAGATTCATCAGTTTCGGGTCAAGCTCGATCACCTTGGCTGTAAAATCGGTGAATTTTTCAACCAGTGGCGTGATGGTGTTCTGGAGTAGCGGCATCATCGCCTTGATCATCAGCGTCTCAATAGCGCCTTCTAGCTGCTCCATTGCCGCCTGAAAGCCCTTGGTCCTTGCAGCGCCTACTTCCTGGGCGCCGGCGGCGTCGCCAACAGCGCCCGCCATGTCCTCCCAGCCTTGTGTGCCTTCAGCTAGTAGCGTCTGCATGGCTTTCATGCCATAGGTGCCTGCGATAGCCTGAACAGCCTGGTTTCGCTGTTGCTCAGTGGCGCCCTCAAGCCCCTTTTGGAACTCACCTAACAACACCGGCAGCGTCTTTAGCGCGCCGCCCTGGTCGTAAAGCTCGACGTTGAGATTTTGTAGCGCCTCCACAGTCGCGGTAGTCGGGCGCATCATATTGGTCATCATTGACTTTAATGCGGTGCCAGCCTCGGCGCCTCGGATGCCTCGCTGGGAGAGGATAGCCAGAGCTGTATTCGTGTCTTCCAAGGTATAACCAAACGCGGCCATCGTTGGTCCCACATTGGTCATGGCGTCTACCAATTCGCCTACACTGGTCACACTGGCGTCAGCGGCAGCGACGAAATTGTCAGCGATAGCTCCGGCTTCATCAGCGCCCTTGTTGAATGTTGCCATAGCGATAGCCACAGCGTCGGATGCGCTGGCAAGATCCATTTCCGAAGCGGCTGCCAGGTCGATAGCGGCACGCAAGGCGCCCGTCAAAGAGGCGCCCTCATTAAGGTAGCCGTTGAGATTCGAGAATATGTCCGAGGTGGTCAAACCAGCCTTGTAGAAGTTGGTCATGGCGTCGGCGGCTTGACTGGCGTCGATGCCAACCAGCTCCGTATCAGCGCCAACCTGAATGGCTGCTGTACTCAAGTCCTCCAGTGCCGTGCCGCTAGAACGCGCTGCGATGGTTAGCACGTTCATCTGCGACTCGAATGTGGCGGCGGTGTTGACGGCCTGCTTGCCTATCAGCACAAGCGGCGCGGTGACTGTGGCAGTCATAACTGCGCCGCTTTTGGCCATAGCCATTCCCGCGCTTTTCATCATACCACTAGCGCCGCTGAGGCCGCTTTTCATTTGTTTTAGCCCCGACGTGAACCCGCTTAGATCGGCCCCTATCGTGGCGAAAAGAGAGGCGACTTCTTTTGACATAATTCCTCTAGTTATTCAGCCCCCGCTTGACCGCTAAAAACTCTAGCACGTCCTGATCGCTCATATCGTCGATGTATTCTAGCGTCCAGCCAGTCGCCTCTTGGATAATCCATCGCATCCCTGCCCAGGGCATCGGCTCGCTGAACTTGTTTGCTAAATACACCTGCTTGGTCAGTTTTTTGAGGCGTCGCCCTGGAACCGCGCAAAGCAGGCGTTCATCAGCGGCATAAACTCATTAAACAGGTCAAGCTCCGCGTAGGCTGTCACCTCTTGCGGCATACCCTCAAATCCCCACGACAGGATAAATCGACGGAGGATCTCTACCACCTCATCAAAGGGCAATTCGTCGATGCCCTTGTCTCCCATTTTGCTCGCTTGCTGCATCAGCCCCCAGGATTCCTTGGCTGGCATTTTGTCGCGCAAAACAACTGTTACTTCGTTAATCAAGATTTCCATTGATACCCCCTTGGGTGTGGGGCGGCTTTCGCCGCCCCGTTGGTCTAGTACGTGGTTTCGGTTATCGCTGCGCTGAGTTGGAACGTCGCCGATATGGTCAGCCCGTTATCGAACGGGATAGACGAGTTGCGGCTCTGTACGAGAGCGTGATTTACTGTCCATGTCGGATTGCCCGAGTCGGTGCCCTTGGGCGCCATGATGAGTGTGCCCGAAGCGCCTGGAACGAGCGCGTCCCACACGGTCTCGGTCGATCCATCGTAGAACGCCTCAAAGTCTACAGACCCATTGGCGCGTGCCAACGAAAGAAAGTAGTGAAACGTCTCCGCGCCTGCCGTCACGTCGATCTGGTCGTCTTCTTGATTCACTGATGCGCTTGTGAAATCGCCGTGGATGGCGACGCCGCCAAACGTCATATAAAGATTTTTGCCACTGATGCGGCCACTAGCTGCCATGTTTACCTCCGAAATAGCGCGGCCTATTCTGCAAGTCTGATCCGATACTGGCCGCCTACGTGATGATACACTTTACCGCCCGCTTCTTGCGCAAATGCAACATCGGTCGTGCGAGTCAACCAATAATTGCCCCAGTTGCCAGCCACGGTTAGCGTCTGTTCGTGGAGCAGCGTGTCCACTAGGTCATCTATCTCCGCTGCGTTTTTTATGCCGTTTGTCGTGACTGCTTTTACTGTATACACAACTGTACGGGCCCGCCGAGGGGAACTGTTGTCATCGCCGCCGCCCGCGTAAGAGAACACAACAAAGGGCGTTGCTGTTCCTTGCGGCACGTCGGTATTATAGATTGCCGTTCCACCCAGCTTATTGACCAACGCTGTCCCCGCTGCGAGTTGCGAGAAAAGCGCAGAGCCCATTGCCGTGGTAATACTACTCATATTCTCTGTTCTCTATGAACTTGTCTGCCGACTTCGCTGCGATACTGCCTTCGAGGTCGCCCGTTATATATGGCGCTTCTCTTTTGGCAACGCCCTCGACCTTGAATGCCATGCTTGCCACAAAGTTCTCTGGGTCAAGGTTTTTGTCAATGACTACGCCCCAGCCCTTATCGAACGCTGGGCGGATCTCTTCAACCGCTGGACGCATGAACGGCTTGCCCGATACGTGATTACCGCTTTTGTGGACAAAGCCAAACTCCTGATGAATGCCATAATCCACCCGGTCATGCACCACCCAAACGGGCGACTCGTCGCCAAGACTTTTGAGTAGCGCGTCTAGCTTTTTGGTGTCGCTGATAACATCGACTGCCATTATACCCACCTCACAACGTACACGCGGCGCAAGAATAGCTCAGATTCGTCAGCGTTGATCTGCTGTACCATATAGTCGTTGCTGTTGATCGTGATTGTGTCCTGATGCGCCACTGCTTGGTCATGGTGCAGGCTCACTACCCACGCCTGCCCCTCTTGTAGCTGATCGGCTGTGATGCCGGATTGGGAACCATACTGGGCAGGTGACAACCGGCACTCGATAGCCGTGCCCCTGGTGGTAGGCGTTTCGGTATATCCGCCCATGCCGTCTGATACTTTGGCGTAGGTGACAATAGTACAAACGTGCGGCAGCGTGGCCTCCATGTGCAGGCGGATGTCGCCCAGTTCTGTGGTGCCTAGAAATGCCATCTATACCTCGAACTCTCCGACTGTCCATAGGTTGCCAGTCGATACTCGCCCCATGCCGCCGTACATGTCCGACATCTGTGTGCAGTGCATAAACCACTGCGAGCGGCTCAGCTTGTGCCCGTCAGCTTGCACGTCGTAATAGCTCGATACGTTACCCGCTTTTTGCCGCCACAGGTTGCTCGCGGCGCTGTTCAGATCGTAGCTCCAACCGCTCAGGTAGAGTTCCGATCCGGCCTGGTCGGTGGTCATGGTCACAATGCCACTGATATAATTCGCTGTGTAATCGGCTGTGCCCCGTTGCGAGCCGTTGCTGGCTTCTATCTGAAAGTAGGCCGTGCCGCCTTCCTCAAACTCGCCATAGCGAGAGTGAAACACTTTATACTCGTAGGAGGCTGTGCCGGTGCCGGTGCGCTCCATTGACAGCGGCTCGCGCCATACGCGCATCTTGTACTGGTCTAGCTCGTCCTGGAGATTGTCGTTTGTCCAGGTAGCCGTGCCCGCGTCGTCGATCATGGCGCGGGTTCTCAATAGAATGTTTGCCATGCCTGCTCTAGCCATCTATCACGCTCCTATACACCGTCTCCAATTGCGTCGCCATGTGTGCCAGCGTCATGCGCTGCTCAATAGACGCTCGTGCGCCCCGCTGTAATCTCGCCTTTAGCGCCTTGTCAGTCTTGACTTGTACCAACGCATCAGCGAGGGCTTGTGAATTGCGTCCCTCGACCAGCAAGCCGTTGACGCCGTGCTCAATTTGCGCTCGTGGCCCTGCCACGTCGCTGGCGATACAGGCGCACCCGCAAGCCAGCGCCTCAGTAAGACACAACCCCCACGTTTCTTGGTAACATGACGGGAATACGAATATGTCCGCCGTCTGCAACAAATCCTTCACTTTGTCGCGCGGCTGGCCTGTAATCAGCGAGCCAGAATAGCCCGTCATCTTTAGCGCGGCTTTGAATATGTGCATCCCCTTGGTTGGGGATGCTGGCCACGCGCTCATGGTCAGAATGCGCCCGTCAATACGTCGGCTCGGCTCTGGGTGATAGTAGTCGTGATCCACGCCTAGCGTAGCGACATAATCACAGCGCATTCCATTGCGGCGATAAATGTCCGCGCTGTACTCGTTGAGTGCCATAATGGGCGAATGGTTTACCGTGCTCAGGAAATGCGCCGCTACCGGGTTGTTATCACAAACATTGTCGCATACCCCGCACACCGCAGCACAGCTCACATCGCCGTCCGTGAGCAGCATCCGCCCGCCGCAGAATGGCCAATAGTCCATGATCGCCCACACATGCGGGATGCTGTTCTTCTGTAGCCAGCGCACCGGGCCAAATCCCATAAAGTTGTGAACAGTCATCACATGGCAGATGTCCGGCTTGAATGCCGCGACGCGGTCTTGTATCGCCGTCTCGCCCTGGTACCACTCGACCTCATGTCCCAATGCTCTGAGTGCTTGCGTCTGGTCGCGCAACAACGTCTCGGCCCCGCCGCCCTTGCCATAACTGCGCTTATCTTCGTGGACGACTAGAATCCGCATGGGCCACCTAAATACTGGCGATACCATAGCAGCGTATTGGATAGTCCTATGTCGAGCGTCGTTTGTGGCGACCATCCCAACCGCCGCATCTTCGACGAACATAGGCGCTGTGATGGAATCTCTGTGATCTCATAATTGCTGTCAACAGGCTTTCCCACCGCTCCCAGTTCGGCAAGTTTGTGCGCCACACCACCCGCCGTGGCTGTTTCATCTGAGCCAATGTTGTACGCCTCCCCCGTCTGTCCCTTCTTGGCCAGTGTGATATAGGCCGCTGCCGCATCTTGCACATACAGCCACTCGCGGCTATAGGCCCATGCGCCAGGATGCACTTCCGGCGGCACTCCGTTGACAATGCGGCGGCACGAGTTGGGAATGAGTCGCGAGAATTGCACGTCACCAGGGCCGTACAGATTGCCGCATCGCGTCACCATTACCCGCGCATCAGTAAACCGCGCCCATCCTCTTGCTAGTGTGTCCTCTAGCGCCTTGGATAGCTCATAGGCCCCCTGCGGCTTTAGCGGCATCGTCTCCGAGTATGCCACCCCGCCATAGTCGCCGTAGGCTTTGTCAGATGATGCAACCACAACCGCTTTTGCGCCTCGTGCTGCATCCAGGACGTTCAGCGTCCCCATGACGTTTGTCTGAATAGCGCGATATGGGTCATTCTCTGCCACTCTCACGATCGACACCGCTGCCAGGTGGAATACCCAGTCTATCTCGTGGGCATTGACCAGCCGTCGCAGATAGGCGAGGTCTAGCACGTCGCCATACTCGACTCGAATGTCTACGCCCAGTGCGTCGAGGCCCGTCTTGCCCTTGCGATTCAGTGCGCTCCCAACTACGTCATGGCCGCGCCAGACCAGCTCTTGGCAAAGGTTCGCCCCCAGAAACCCGTCCGCCCCCGTTACAAGTGTTCTCATTGCCCCCCCCC